TCGGTTGGAACTGAGTGCGCCGACGACGTTCTCCCAAATAGAGATTCTTGGATATTGTCCATTTGTTTCCTCCTGTAGTTCTTTGATGATACGGATTCCTTCGTGAAATAAACCTGATCTGCCACCTTCCAACCCTGCTCGTTTACCAGCAACGGACAGGTCTTGGCATGGTGAACCCCATGCAACAACATCAACTACAGGTGCGTTGGCAAGAATGTGCTTGCCTGTCAGCGTAGAAACGTCATCCCATTTCGGGACATCAGGCCAATGCTTGTGCAGAATGCTGTTCGCATGTTTGTCCCATTCGCATTGGAACACTGTTTCCATACCGGCGTTCTCTAAACCCATGTCAAACCCACCGACACCGCTAAACAGTGATAGGACTTTCATGCTGCTTTCCTGCATTCGCATGGTTTTACATAGCCGTATGTGCCGCCCATAAATTCCATTGTGTAAAACGTTTCTACACGGTCAATGGTTTGTCTGCCAACATCCCATCCTGTAAAGTCACAAAGTTCGCAGCCAAATGTGCCACCAATGTGACCGCCAACTTGTCGAAACATGTGGCGTACTTCGCCGATTGAGGCAGGGAATTTGGATAGTGATTCACATAGTTTGAGTACGGCTTTACCGTCTTCTTCTGATGCGTCAAGCATGATGTCGTCGCGTGTCCACGCAGATTTCAACGTGTTACGTGCGATGTTAGTTGTCGGGAACAGGCCGCAGAGCCGGTCAATGAAAAGTTCGATGTGTACTGGTTTCATGTTGCCCCTCGGCGTTGCTTAAAGTTCTACGCCTTGTGCGATGTGGGTTCGTAGCCGTGAGATGACAGACTCGGCTTGTTTCATTGTTGCTTTGAGTGCGTCAAGTTCTTTGGCGAGCGATTCGGCTGCATCCATGTAGCGGTCACGTTCTTCTTGTAACGCTTGGTTGGTGACAGCGAGTGCGTCTACTCGATCCTGCCAGTATTCAAGTTCAAACTCTGTTTCGTTGCTCACTGCGCATACCTTTCCGTTGATGTGGGGATGTGCCACCCCATACCCCATAATCTATGTTGTTTACTAGAGCAAAGTCAAGGCATTGTTTTTTTACTTGGCATCGGTCGCAGATTGCGCGGGCTTCACGCATCTTGATGTGGTTGATAGATATTTCTTCAATGTCCATGAAGAACAGTTCGGTGAGTTCGCCTCGGCATTCTGCTTTGTTTTGCCAACCGAAGTTGTTGTCTTTTAGTTCGTTAATGAAGTTGTCTAGCAAGCTCATTTCTGTGGATTCCATGGACTCCAGCCTGCCACATCGAACAGTAGTTTGCCAGCACGTAGGTTTGTTATCGGGTTCATTAACGCCTCCTGGGTACATACTCCCATACGAACACAGACGATTGCAAATTGGGTTCGCTTCAAATCCCAGTTAATACCGTTAATCATCAGTAGGCCGCTATCTGAAGGGTGGGTCATGGTTGCCATGCGAATGAAGTTGCAATCCTCATCGACTACCGAGCCGCCGATACGGGTCGGGCATCCGCCGGATTCGCGTAAGATTATTTCACCCAAGCGTTGCCATGTTTCAGGTGGCCAGCCTGCTTTAGCAGCTAGTTCTGGTAGCCATGAGATGTCGCCGTGACGGAACACGATGTCAGGTTCAGGCACACTGTCAGACGCACGGAGAGCCACGCTAAGAGGTTCAGGGGTTGGCAAAGGGGCTTTGGCTGCTGAAACTATGCTGCCGAAGGTGATAATCCCTACCATAGAAACGGCAAATAGCCGTACAAGGTTTCGCATTGGTGTCTCCTATCATAGCAAAAAGGTCGAGTTGCTTACTTGTAAAGGGTTTTACCCCTAGTCCACCGCGATCAGACAATGGCTAGGGGACAACAACACGCGCCGGTTATGAGGGAGCGTACCCTGAATGTTGTTGTTACATCAGTATTCAGTAATGTTTAACAGCTTGATCAAATCTTTTACGGTGAGTACCACGTACTGATCTTCGGCTTTACCATACCCTCGACGTTTGGCAACCACAACCCCAACTTCTGCGTTGGCGTTTATCCGTTCTGTTTCGGCTTCTTTCAGCCAGCCAGAGAAGTTGAGGGTGTTGTGGGATTTGCATTCAAAAACCAAGCGGTTGTCTACACCGGTGATGTCACCTTTGTCTAACGCTCCTTGTAGTGCGCGTCGTTCACAGTTCGGATAAAACTGTTTCAGATAGTCAACGATGAGTGTCTCGAAGGCTGTGCCTTTAGATTTGTTTTTGCTCACGGTGCGAGGATGCTGATGAGTTCTGATGCCTCTTTTTTGGTTATATCATTGAACGATGTGATGGTTCGTTTCGTGTGATCTGATGCCATTGAGAGCTGGTCTTCTTTACTGTTGATACCTGCACCACTGCATAACGCACGAAGTTTGCCTAATTGTGGCGGTGTGGCCGATGCGTTTGGTTCTTTGATTTGTGGTGTGCCGTTCGCAGGGTGGTTGCTGCGTGATGGTTCGATCACTTCTGCACCCACGAACAGGTCAACCACTGTGGCTAATGCTTCTTCAGTGTTGTATGCAGGGTTGAAGTCATCCATTACTTCAGGTTCAACAACAGGTTTCGGTGCGTATAACGCTTTCTTGGCTGTGGCATATGCGGCACGTAACAAATCCATATCGGATTCATGCAAGTTGTCAAGGTTGACTCCGGCAGTGTTGGCTACTTCGCGCCAATCCAAAGCAACCTCTGCACATGCACCTTTGAACCGTTCGATGTTCTCTGCTGATACCAACGGGTTAGCGTCGGTCGCAGGTTTTGCCTGGGGTGCTGGTGTTGCAACTTTAGGCATCGGTTTAGTTGTGATGTGGGATACATCATCCCATTCTTGTTTAGTCCACAACGATAGACAGATACCGAAACGCATCGCAGCGTTACGAAGGAAGTCACCGATAAGTTCTTTGTCTAATTCTTGTTTGTCTGCACGAACCGAACCAACACCCAGGCGGGCTTGTCCAAGAATTGTGAGTTCACCCCACATGGTTGCGATGCCGTTCTCAACATGGATTGATGGTCGACCGTTATCCCATGCGATAGGAACCCAACGCCATGTCGGGTCAATCTCCAACAAGATTCGTGTAATGTCCGCATGCCCGACAAAATCAAGCGAGGTGCCTGCCTTTGGTAGTTTGCCAACGATCTTTGGGTCTGGCACACCGTATGCTCCGAGGATTTCTTCCAGTTTCATTTTAGTTGTTCCTTTTTGTTAGTTGTGCTTTTATTACGAGTTGGTCTGTGAACTTGAAACATTTGACTGCAAGTTCATGTGGGCATAGGTTGGAGAGTTCTGCCATAGTTTCGTTGACACTTACACCCTGTTCGCCTTTTGTTGCGGTAAGGAGGTATGTGCCTACACACAGCAGTAGTTCGTCTAATTCCATGTGTTCAAACATGGCAACCGTTTGCTCCTGTGACATCATGCGGTATGGGTTGACTGCGAATACATCTGAATCATCTATCATTTGCTCTCCTTTGCTGTGATCCGCATAGTGCGGAAGGTTGATGTTTTCTTAAACTTTGCGTGTAAAGCCGGATGTTCTTTCTCAAACTGTTTAGCATCAAACGATGTACGTGACGAGTTCTTCCACGATACGACCTGCACCCCATCAATCGAGCCGTACTCTGCGTCACCGAGCAGCATCCCCAACTCACCTTGCAACTGGTCGCGTACTGCTTCAGCAGATTTGATTTGTTCTTTGGCGATAGACAGACGCTCTAAAGTGTTGTATACCTCATGGCCCAAGACAACAGTGTTCTCATATCCTTCGGGGTACAAAGCCGAAACGTTGTCGTAGGTGGGGTCAGCACCTTCCGGCATCATCCCCATGTCGATGAACCCCAAGAATTTGCGTACTGCGTCTATGTGTTGTTGGCGTTCGTCGGATGTGACGGTTTGTGTGTGGAATTGCAGTTGAAGATCGGAGTCAAAAACGATCCATGTGATTTCGTTTGTATCAGCGCAGATCGCTTGTTGTACTCCTTGCCATTTCCAATATGGGGGGAGTTGACCGTTCCACCTTTTGTTATAGGTTTTCAGTTCATAGATTTTTCCTGACAAATCTTTGCCATCCAATGTTGCCATCAGGCGTACGCCTTCTTCTTCGTAGCAGTACAAGTCTTGTGGTTCGCTAATGGTGACGTTCAGGATTTCTGATGCCCACAACATGAGTGGCCCTTCAAGGATTGTTCCTCGACGCATCGCATCGTTTTGTTCTTTTGGCACGGGGGGTATCTTTGCCAAGAGTTCTACTGCGAGGTCTGCTGGTGTGGTGAAGCGGTGTTCGTTGTGAACTACGGCGGCCACGGATGCTGTGATCCGTGCTAGACCTTCATCGTTTTGCCATCGTGCGTTCAACCATTCTTGGCTGCCGTGTGGTGGCTTTGGGATTGTGTATCTGTTCTGCATGATTTCTCCTTGTCGTTGCAGTTAGGTTTACTCTAGGGGTGTAACAGGGTTAAGTCAAGTCAATCGTTTGGATTGTTTGCACCATAGCCACAGGTACGTGTAGCACATGGTCTACATCGTTGTTCGGGGTTCGTGACTGGTAGATGGTGACATGGCCTGCTTTAGCGTCTGGTAACAAGAATCCTGCTGTGTGTACCAGGCATCCTTCTTGGTCTAGGTTCTCGATTTGTGTCCATTGGTCTGTGCCGGAGTGTGCGTCTAGCCAGGTGATGTGAACGAATGCGTGGTCAGTCGTCATCTTCTACCCCTCGATCACCACAGAACGGTTGTTGTGGTAGGGGTGTCTTGCATGGGCAAGGGTTGTTGCGACGACCGAAGATACTCATTCTGGGTACGCAATCACTGACATATCGGATTGTGAATAATGTATGAGCCTGCCGTCTTTGCCGATACCGCACCATGTCGGGGCATCCGAATCACACAAACAGCCGGTCACGTTCTTCGGGTCGTGAACGATCACACCTTTACAAGCGTTACATTTCACTTGGTAAATCATTGTTCGTCTGCTATCCACGGTTCAATCTCATCTTCGGGTACATCAACAGCAAGCATGTAAGTGTGTCCGTAGCGCACATCATATTTGGTTTGCTGTCCGTCAACGATCACAGATTCAATAGTCCCCGACTCATCATCAATGATCACCCTGTCACCAATGTTGAACAGTCTCATACAAGGCTCGCTCTCACATCACGAATCTGTTGACGCAAACGCTCAATCTCTGAGCGCAACTGTTTAATTTCTTCCATACGTTCAGCGATCATAAACGCTGCTGTTTCACGCTGATACACCAACTCTTTCATTGAACTCATTTGTTTCCCTTCGGGTTTGTTGATAAATAATCTACGCCACGCCACCTAGCCCAACCATCCCTGATTGGTACTAACTCTAAATTGAAATTACCGTCACCAGGTTCATACTCCACTACAGCTACACCTTGTTGCCAGTCCTCTGAACGGTACAACGGTCTGCCATCCAAATCATGTCCACCACGGGTCGAAGGCACAGCACCATCAGTACGCGCCAAACATCCTGGTGATACAGCCAAGATAGTTCTTGCCCCATCATGGTCGTCACGGGTTCGTTCAGCCCATTCACGCCTGTGGATATGCCCGAAGATGACCGAGGTTTTTACTGTCGCCAAATATTTGTGTGCTGTAGAACCGCCGGAAGCAACCTTGTCACCGTGGATAACATGCAGACGCTCGTTAATCCAATGCGCACCAGTTGGGTATCCGCTGAGATACGTCACCTCAAACTCATCTAATCGACATAGATACGGAACAGACATGACAGGCCATTCGTGGGGTACTTTGCCTCGACGCAACCCAAACGCTGCTGCTGCTGAATCCAACACATAGTTGCCGAGACGTTCTTCGTGGTTGCCTGCAATCCATACGATCTTGGCTTGTGGTGCAATCGTGCGTAACTGGGCGCAAAGTTCTGTTGCACGGTCTATCGTTGCTTGTGTTGTTCGTGCGAACGCTGGCGTGTAGCGGTACTTACCAAACTCACAAAGGTCTAAGTTGTCACCCACCAAAATGATTTGATTTGGTTTAGATGCTTTAACAATTCGCATCGCAACCTCGATGGCTTGCTCATCATGTATCGGTTCCAACACATCGTTGTTTGCATGAAAGTAACCGAGTTGCATGTCTGGCAAGATGACGGCTGTTTGATATTTGTTTGTTGAAACAACACTGGGTGCAAGTTTCGGAACACGATACTGTTTGCCTTGCCCAATGATCGGCCAAGCGGGTGCGCTTGATTTCCGTAAATCATCCGCGAGCGACATGTATAAGTTCTCCTCTACGATAAGAGTTAATCGAACCAACACTGATCCGATGACCACGGTTTTCTAATGCCCGACTAATTGCCGGTGCAGAAATAGTGTAGTCGTTTAACGCAGCGAGAAGATCGGCTTTGTCTTGGGTGTCTAGTTTATTGATGATTTGTAACAGCATCGGGATTCTCCCTGTAACTGTTGTGTTACTTTTTATCTCTTGTAGCAGGCTTGGTTTCACGGACTTTTTTGGCGTATTCAATGTGCGCTCCCTCAATCGTTTTGTTCAACTTCTCTATGATTTCCCACAGTTCGTCAGCTTGGTTTCTTGAAGGTGTGACCTTCAGCAAACTGTCACGGATAAGTGTGAGTTCAACGGTAGTGAATCCCCTCGCCATTTGCAAGCACCTTTCAATCGGTTTAGTTGTGCTTGGACCTTACATGGTCTGTGAGCGCAGTGTCAATTCTGTCTACTTTGTCTTCTGTACGGTTCAAAGACTTGTGCATTCCTCTGAGGATGCCTTGCACTACGGCGTGGTCGGCACGGTTTTCTTTGCCTAGTTTGGCAACAACGATTGCTAGCAGACCAAAACTACCAGTAACGACAGCAGCCCAAACAGCATCCATGTCATACGGCTTTCGCAGTAACGAAGGCTGCAACGGCAGGTGGGACTTGGTTTCCTTGGGTGTAGCGGATGTGCCACGGTTCGGATTGGACTTCGTGTGAGAAGCCGTAAAGGTGTTCGTTCTCTAGCATCCATGCCAAACGTGGACCTGATGCTGTAGCCACATCGACTGCGATGCCCAAGTTGTGCTGCGATTTTCCTGGTGTGGCAAGGCAAGCTTGACCTTTTTTTAGGTACCAAAGTTTGCCTTCAAAGGTGCGTGTGTCAGGGTTTCCTGTTGATTCAAGTTGGTAACGCTGAAAGAATGCTTTGGTTTGGGATTCGAGTGTGCGATATGTGTCGCCGATTGAGACGGGAGTTAGTTTAATACCGTCTTTGTCTGCGGCATCGACCATCGCTTCCCATGCGTCAGCAGCACAATGGTGGAGTGTGCCACCAACAGTTTTGCGTAACTGTTCAGCAGTGAGTTTGCCTGGGACAGCGTTCTTTAGGTGGTCACAAAGTTTGACCGGCACAACTGGATATGCCACAGGTTTACTTTTCGGTTTTTGCGCCGAACGCACTGTTGATTTCTTCTAGTGTCAGTTTGCCATCAAGCGATGACTGAGCGAGCTTCTGAACAACGGTTGCACATGCAGCGAAACCAGCAAGCACAGCTGACTTCCAAATCTGCAACTCTGGGGCAATCACAGCACTACCACCAACGATAGCCAATGCTGAGGACAGGAACACTGCCACGATACGACCTGCGATGTCTTGTGCTTTCTTCATTCTGATTCCTTTGTGCTGAGAGTTAATGCTGCGTGTAACACCAATGATACACCAACCACCCAGATTGCTTGCCGGAGCGTAGGCCCTGACAGGGTGATGAGGACTAGACCTGTGCCTGCGTATGTCCAGGCGTTGTCTTTGATGAGGTCAGTGAGGCGTTTCATTTCCGTTTTATCTTACTACCTGCTGCTGTGAGGGTTGTCCCTGCTGCGATGGCGATAAGGGTTCGTCGTTCACCTACAGGGATATTTGATCCTGTTGGCACGTAGTCGTCGAATCCGCCGAAGATGTCTATGGTATTTTCAAACGCTTTTTGTACGGCGAGGGGGGCGTTTTGGATTGCGGCTGTGAGTTTGGCTATCTGTGTGTCGTCTAGTTGGTCTACTTCGATGGTGGCAAAAATTTCTTCAGCCTGGTCTGAGGTGATGACAGCCAGCACGTCGGGGTTGGTGGCGAGTTCTGTGGCTTGGTCGGCTGTTACGTCTGTGGCTAGGAGTTGGTCTATGAGGGCTATGGCTTGTTCTTCGTTGAGGTCGCCGAGTGCTTCTACGGCTGTGGCAAACTGTTCATCGGTTAGTGGTTCACCGCTATCTATAGCGTCTATGAGGGCTTGTACGAGTTCGGCTGGTATTTCCTCGGTTATGTCTATTGGGGGTGTTACAGGCGTTTCTGGTGCGTCTGGCAGGGTGTCTGGTGGCAGGGTGTCGGGCACCGTGGTGTCAGGCACCGTGGTGTCAGGCACCGTGGTGTCAGGAACGGTGGTGTCGGGTACCGTTGTGACTACAACTGGTGGGATTGTGTCCACAACTTCAGGAACCGTTGTCGTTTCTAACACTGTTGTTGACGCTTCCACCACCGTCGTTGTTGTTGCTTCTGGAACCGTTGTGTCTGGGGGCAGTGTGGTCGTTGTTTGAAGTGTCGTAGTAGTCGATTCTTCTACCACAGGCACAGTCGTGGAGGGTACAGAAGTAGAACTGCTCGTCGTTGTAGTCGTGGATGTTGTTGTGGTGTCCCATGATGGCTCCGTTAAAAATGCTTCGTCAGGAACAATAGCCCAACCTGTGTTATCAATGTTCCAAGCAAGAAGTATGCAGGTATTTCCACCGTTTTCGTACATCCACAAGTCAAGCGGCTGGATGCCTGCACTAATGTCTATCTGACCTGACTCCATCCAAGTACAACCTTGGTCGCCCCAGTTGCCCCACTCATGGGTACCTATCTTGATGGTGCCACCGTCATCTGAAGCTAACCAAAACTCGATGGTCTCATGCTCAGGAATAATGATTGCCCCAGTCATGTGAACCATGAATAGGTCATAGGTACATTCAAGATATGGCTCACCGTCATAGGAACGGTTGATGTTGTTTTCCACTTCACTACCGCATTCGGTATAGATGTTGTCTGACCGTGTTGGCGGTATCTCGGTAATCGTGTAGTAGGTGGTTTGTAGCCCTTGTACTGGTTCAGCGTTAGCAGTTGGTGCGAACAACGCCAAGATTGCTACAGGCGCAAATATCAGCCAGCGGCTAGACCGCATCTCTAAACGTAGTCGTGTTTAATGATGTAACTCACAGCAACAAAGGGCTGATTGTAGGCAGTGCCACTACCAATAGCACCGTTTGAAATAGTGACGTTGGAGGTTATGTTGTGGCTATGGTCTACGCTGGCAGCATCACTTATTCTGTCAAACTCGTTAAATCTTTTGAAACTGATACTGCTTCCGTTAGCAAGACTCCAATCAAGAGTTCCATTTTCTCCCCAATAAGTATTACCATCATTAATTCCATGAGAGTGTGATGTAGAAGTAGTACTACTAGTAGTCACAGTGTTATTGGTCAAAGTGTTTACGTGAGTGTGACTTGGCAGGTTTGCTTCAGTAATAGTTGTTGAACCACCAGTACCCAACAAAGTACTACCTGTACCTGATGCTGCTTTACCTAGCGCAAAACGCCCACGCAAGTCAGGAGTAGTAGCACAAAGCGCATAAAGTTCAGGATGGGTACCCGACACAACAGCAGTACCGTTACACAAAATCCAACCTGTAGGGGCAGTAGCACCAGCGTACGCGTTGATAGTACCAACAGGGCAAAGAGCCTTCAACAACGTCAATGCAATATCACCTTGAACAATCGTTGCATCAGCAATCTTTGCGGAAGTCACAGCACTATCAAGAATCTTTACAGTAGTCACAGCATCAGAAGCAATACCAGCAGCAGCCACCTGACCCCACGACGGATCAGTACCATCAGTTTTCAACACGTAACCTGAATTAGATCCAATCGGCAAACGAGCAACAGTCGGACCCGAACCCATAGTCAACAAATCGCCACGAGTAGTCATCGTCGAAGCAAACAAGTTTGCCTCATCAGCCTCATCAGCACTAAACACCGGATAGATCACAGCATTCGCGCTATGAGCAACAGCCGTAGTGTCATCCTGCCCACGAGTCAACGTGAGGGTCGTACCAGCAATAGTTGCCGAACATTTTTCTTCGGTAGAAGTACCTGGATCAATAACCACATAGAACGGAACACCAGACGACGAAGGCCAACCAGTATTAGCAGCCAAAGCACAACTAGTAGCAGATGAGTTGATACCAGCCGTGATCGTTGTCGATGCAGCAGCACCTTTATATTGTCGTCTAGTTACAGCAGCCATGTTTTCCTATCTGATACTTCTCATAATTATGACACACGTTCCATCCCAATCCCACTCGTTAGGTGATTGAGGCGAATCCAAAGGTTTCCATTGGATGTTCTCCACAATAACAGAGTACTTACTTGTGTTTTCTTGATACGAGATAACTGACGGCTCAGACACCAAAAGACGCAACCGTTCTAGTTCGTCGTCAACATCAAAGAAATAGTCTCGACCACGCACATTGACCCGTTTATGTAGCAGCAGTGGCACAGAAAAAATCTCTGAACGGAACGGTGCAGCATAGGCTCGGCCCATCCAACGGTTCACAACTGGACCCAACAACAAACCGGCTTTGGCTGTAAGAGTTAACTTAACTTCAACATCAACTATGTATGGTTCTAAACCGTCAAACGTTGACGCTGATGTACCTGCCTCGGATGCAGTACCAACCGTCGTGTAACCCTGTTTGTCGGGCGAGATAGCAACCGCAACTGAACCGTTTAATGCTTCGGTGTGCAAATCCCATTTCGGAACAAGTTTAGGGTCAATGACACCCCAACGGTACGACCCTGTTTCCAAAGTTCCTGACGCAACTAGGTTGGTGGCATGAGGGCGGTACGCACCCAAACCTGAAACAGTGAACACAGGTTTCCCACCAAACTCATGTAAATCTAAGATTGTTCCTTGACCTGTTGCCATCAAATCTGTGGCATAGGCAGGCTGGTTGGTTGCAACTTGGTTAGCAATATCCATTCGACCGATACCTGTAGAAACGCTGTCATAGTTTGTGTAACCAAAATAAACATATTGGCCGATACCAGCAAAACATTTAACTGGTTTACCTATTTCAATCAACGGTCCGACAACAAGGTTGCCGTCACCGTCAGCGGAACAGAAACGAATACCTAAATCTGTACCGATCAGAACATATCCAAGGTATGCGTCAATCTCATGGATGATTTCGCCTTGTGGGAGTTCGGCTGCAACAGTAGGAATATCTAATGCTGTGCCGTCAGGCCTAATAGTTGTTTTGTAAACGAACGATTTGTTGCCTGCATACCCTGCACAATAAATATGGTTTTGTCCACCAGCAAAAGAAACCCAATTAAAGTTGGTGTTCGGGTGGGTAAACAGGGTTCCAGGGTTGTTTGCTGATGACCCTGGGGCTGTGGTGATGTTCCAAATTTTGTTTTTATCTGCTTGCTGTCCAGCAACCATCAATCTGCCGCGGACATACGCCATCTTGCCTGCTTCGATACCGGTGATGTAGTTGGATGCAGCCGATGTTCCAGAGTTGGTTTGGTCTATGTCACCGTCATCGTAAGAGATAAACACGTTGTAACCGTCAGAAGCGAGACTGTAAATGTTTGAAGCATTGGTGCTAGTCACAGTCACAAAAGTTGACCAATCAGTTGTGTACTTTACAGACTGACCATCCGAACCATAAATACGATCACCAGCACTAGCCATATACAAGTTTGTGTTAGATGTCGAATACGCTATTGCTGTGTCTTTCAACAGCGACAACTTGCCACGCTCCCAAACATCCACACCCTTAGACGTATTGAAACGGTAAGGCTCTGCATCAGCGGTATCCGAATACTCTTGACCAGCACCATAATGCCAAGACGACTGCGACCTGCGCCACAAACCTTGCGAGTTAATAGACGACTCACCAGGCTCAGTAGATTGATCAGTTGAGTTACGGACACGATCATCAAACTGGCGGCTGAACTCACCCGACTTAGAATCAATCAGATATGGGCGACCGTTAATAGCAACAGGAAAAACATGTGGAACAAGAACAGACGCACCAACACCAGTAAAATATGATGCACCGCCAGTAAACGGAGATGAAAAATCAAGAAGCGCAGTCACGCTAATTCCTGATAGTTAGCGGAAACTGTCTAGCCAATCGTGCTGCTTCGGCGATAATACGATCACGACGCAAACGAGAAATGTTTGTAAACGAATTAGAAATAGAACCAGCAGGAACCTCATCAGATCTACGAGTATCGCCCTGTGATTCAATGAAGTTACGTTTTACTTCACGCACCGACAACATCCGTGACATCACACCCATTTCCAAAATGTCCTCCATCGTTTGAGGAACCAAACATGAAGTTTGAATATCAGAAGTAGCGGTAGCAGCACGAACAAATGGAGCTTTATAACGAACAGTTAAAGTGCCTGCCATAGATTGCTCATCGAAAGTAACTGCATAACCAGAAGCAAAATCTGATGTAGGCAGTCCTCTGGACAAACGGGCACCACGCAACACTGGATAATCTGACGACAAGTAACGTAAACGGACATCAATAATGTCAATAACCGAAGTGGCACCTGTGAGGTTCACTTGACGGTCGGAACCGTTGTAGTCCACGGTTGCTGACACAACACGAAACAGACCGTTCAACGGGCTGGACAGGTCATCAATGTCTTGGTTTAACGCATCCAACATTTGTTGTTGTGGGAACCGTGGGTTCAAAATGGCGATAGCACCAGCGGTGTGTGCTGCTGGTGTGGTGTCGGCGTACCCTCGTTCAACGGTTACTGTTTTGTTTGTTGTGTCAACTTCCCAAATATAAAGAAGTTCTGAGTCAAGTTCAAACACTCCACCCACACGAAGCGCATTCAAGTCATAAGACATGGGGATAGAAGTACTTGACGAGGTAACGGTCGAAGCTAGTTTGTTCCGTTCCTCAATCGTTCCAGACAGCAGTTGACGCGATACGCGGTTTAGAAGCGCACCAGCAGTAGACATTTACTTCTTTTTCTTGGCCTTCATTTTAGGCTTGCCGTATTCCATCATCTTGTCTTTTTTGCTTTCGCCTTTTTCGTGCTTTTTCATAGCACCTTTAGACTTGTATTTTTCGCCCTTCATAGACATGCTGGTTGCCTTTCATTTCAAGTAATTAGAAAAACAGATTACCACACATCAACAATCCCATTTGCGTAACGCCAAAGCCTTACGGGTAGGTTTGCCTTTGCTGTCCTTCAACGGGCCTGGCATGCCACCCATACGTGCGCAAAACGATTTACGTCGAGCAGCCGCTTTAGGTGACTTCGCTGCTTGCTTTGCTGATACAGGTGGTTTTAGGTTCATACCTTGTGCCTTGGCTGATGCACGACCTTTAGCGTTCAATCCGCCAGCAGGGTTCTTACCCTCTTTGCGTTGCCATGCAGCAGTTTTAGCCACGGGTAATCGGTCCGTTCATAACCCAAGCATCACAAGTACGGTCGCCAGCGCACTTAAAGTCAAAGATTTCGCAGTAACCCAAGTTGGCTTTGGCAATCACTTGCTTAGACATGTTGCCTGGCTCGTCGCCTAAACCTTTTTCAATACAGGATTTCATTTGTGGGGTTTGAATAAACGCAGCACAGTTCTTGCAACGGGCTTCTTTAGCCATCTCAACAGTGGTGTTGAATAGGTTTGCTTTCTTACGCCAAAAGTCTGTGTTGGCGAACATTGGTACAAGTGGACCGTAGTTTGCTTTATCAACCGCGCTCTTACGGTTCTTCAAGTTGATCGTGATGTCTTGGGTTGCTGGAGGACAACCGTTGATAAGTTTCTCAGCCACGCTTTTTTGCTGCTTTCATATTGTCAATCAGATTGGGATATGGGCGACCAGCCTTCTTTGCTGATGCTTTAGCCATAGCCTTCTTTTTAGGGCTAAGTTTTGTTGACTTTTTTTTAGGGTTCGGTCGATCCCAAACAGGTTTACTTTCCACGTTTCTTCATTTTCATTCCGGCTTCGCTCATCGCAATAGCAACAGCCTGCTTACGGGACTTGACAACAGGACCTTTCTTGGAACCTGAATGCAGTTTGCCTGCACCAAACTCGGTCATAACTTTTCCAACCTTTTTCTGTGCTTTAGTCTTTTTCATGCCAACACTCCTGCTTTTGATAGAACGTCTCTAACATTCAACACTACACGGTGTTTTATTCCAGGCAATAGTTCCACATGATGTTGACCGATGGTGGCTTGTATCCGTTTAGATACCTCAATTTCGCATGTAGGTTCAAACGGTTTCCATGTACCAGTAGACCTGTTGCTGGTTGGTTGCACGATCTGTAGCACTTGATCGGCTGCTGTGTCCCAGTTAAACGCTGCTGTTTGTGGGGCTGTCAGGACCGCCTGACGACGGTACTTGTCACGTTTGTTGTATAGGTCTATGATTGCTTCTGCGAGTGCGTCTGCGTCAGGTTCATCCCAATCACCCATGTTTTTCCATTCACCTTTGCCTGTAGGGACACTGGTAGTGGGTATGCGATGAGTGGCTAGATCAGCAAACTCTCGATGCCCATGAGCGTTGGACAAGATGGTTGGGATACCGGCTGAGATGGCTTGTAATGGCATTAGACCGAACCCTTCGCCACGGGACACCGATACAAACCCATCCATAGATCGCACTAAATCACGTTCTTGTTCAACGGTCAGCCATTCACGGTGGATGATCACGTTTGGATAATCTAGGTTCTTTGGTGCAGACAGATGAGGTGGCACAATCTTAATGTGTAGTTCAGCGTCAGGTAGTTGCAACTTGTTAAACACCTCCAGTACTACATCTAACCCTTTGCGATACCACTCTGATCCGCCACACATGATTTGGAACTTGCCTTCGGGTTTGTCCCCTGATGGGCACCATGTATCACGATCCACACCTAACGGGATCATGTGGACATTGTTGTGGAACTGAGAGAACAGATCAAAGTTGTGCATGGATGGAACAATTACCGTTTCAATTAACGGCATATATTCATAAAACTCTGGTGGCAACCAATTTGTTTCCCACATGGTTAGCACCGATACACGTTGGTCATTAAACCAGCCAGTGATTAGATTTGGGCGTAACGCAAACATTACGGTTTCGGCATGGTCATCAAGTGTTACCTTTTCCGATAACGCTGTCTTCAACCCTTGAACCATTTTCCCGTAACCAATATGCGGGATGTTGACACCTTCAACACTTAAAAGTCGGGAAGTATCCCTGATTCTGCCTGCCATTTTTCTGTTGCTCTCGCTTCCACGTTTGCAGCACCATCAATTTTTCTTGGTTGGATACCGTCGTCACGTAATCGTTTGTATGCGTCTAGATCCTTTTCTAGCACACGATCCTTTTGTGCGATAGTTGCCGACCGTGAGGAACCTGTACGGGTGGGCATAAGTTCTGCACTGAATCCGACTGCTGAAACTTTGCATCCGAAACAACCCTCAACATCCAGGTTTGGATGTGTCTCTTGATGTTTGATCACGATATATAACTCCCGTATCCTGCTGCTGTTAACGATGCTACCTCGGCAGCATTCACCTCAATGTCATGCCCACCGTAGTACACCTTGATAACGGTAGCCATGTTTGACGGCTGGTTCTCTGTGTATGACAGATCGGTAAGTTGGAACACGTTACGACCACGGGCTGTAGGGGCGCGATGTCGGGCCAGTCTGTTAGCGAGGCGTTGTTCTTCGGACAGACGATTTCCTTTAACATCAAAATCGGCTAATAGTGGTGTCACATAGTTGTCGGTTGGTGTACGAAATATGGCCATCAGGTAATACTTGCTCCGAATCCGTCTGCTGTGAGTTCTGCTTGTTCTGCTGGTGTTAAGAAGTGGTCACGCCCACCATACCAAACTTTTTTGACTTGTCCTAGATCCCGTTGGTCAACAATGGTGTAGCTGCCGTCTGTGAGTTTGTATAGGTTTCTTGCTCGAACATTGGTTTTGATGTAGGAACCTAACCGGTTGGCTCCGTCTTTGTCGTTGAAGAATCCGCCAACGTATTGGTAGTTGTATGGGACACGGAAGATATGTGATTTGTCCCAGGTGACTGTTGAGTTACCTAAACCTGTTCCTGTGCAAGTTCTAAATAATGCTCTTGCACTAACCGTAGTTGACGTTCCCGTTCCCGAACCCGTTGCTGTACGGATGCCCGTGACGATACGTGTGGCTGTTTGTGTGCCTGTGCCAGACCCAGTAGCAGTTCGTGGTGCAACATGAAGTCCGAGTGTAGTGGATGTTCCTAAGCCTTCCCCTGTTGCTGCACGAAGTTTTACGATTACACGGACAGCGGTACCGTCACCTGTGCCCGAACCTGTAGCAGTTCTGACAGGGTTGATGTTCCATTGGGCGATGTCTGATGCGGTTGCGCCACCTGCACCGTAACCTGTGCGTAGTACACCGTGAACAATGGTGTTGTTGGATGTCCCTGTGCCTGAGCCTGTGGCTGTGGTGGTGAGGGTGGTAAAGAAGTTTTGGGTGGCTGTTTGTGTTCCTTGACCACTACCTGTGGCTGTGCGTTCGATTGCAGCCTGGTTGTAGATTGCACCTATTTGGTTGTAGGTGTATCCTGTTTGGTTATAGGAGGTAGCCATTTGCTACCTACGGAATCCCAACTACAGTCAATTTTCGGAAATCGTAACTTCCACTAGCAGACACGTTGCATCTGTATTGCATAGTAAAAATGTTTGAACCAGCAGTTAAGCCCGTTAAAAGATATGTCACGGATGACATTGTTGCAGTTGAAATAGCCCCAATGGTCGCAGAGTTTGCGTCAGCGGCAGCCACAGTTGTTGCACCAGATACAGCACAACCAACAAAATGATAATTGCCAGCAGAACTTATACGAGCAGAAATTGTTACCAATGCTTTGGTTCCTGTTTGCACGGTAACGGTTGGGTCTGAACCTGCCGAAGCAGCGAAAGCGGTACCACTAGGGTTGTTTACGGAAGCATCTTGGGTTGATGATTTTGGTGTTATGCAAACCCAAGCAGAACCGTTGTAAACAAGAAGTGTGTCGGTATCAGTCTCATAAATCATTTGACCTTCAAACGGCGAAGCAGGGCGAGTAGACGACGTACACACACCAGGTTTAATAATCGATTGCGCACCAACAACAGAACTAAGAGGCATCAGGGAATCCCAACAACGGTGAGCGATTTTTGTTTTATGTATAGGGTTGCACCAGCAGCCATAACTTGCATTGTAAATACATTTGAACCAGCAGTCAAACCAGTTTCTAAATATGTAAATGATGTTGTCTTGTCGTTACCCAAGTCGCCAGACCCCCAATAGATTGCTGCTGCTTTTGTGCTTGACGAAGCAATAGTTGATGCACCAGAAGTAACGCAACCTAAAAATGCATACCCTGCCACTCCAGCCTGACTCATCATTCCAGCAACCGTTATTAACGCCTTTGTTCCAGTTTGCAAAGTAACCGATGGCGCACCAGTAAGCGTTGCATAACTCGTACTAGATGTTGTTCTTGTTGTTTCGTCAAGCGAAGATTTGGGTGTTATACAAACCCAAGCGGACCCGTTATACACCAGCATTAAATCGGTATCGGTTTCGTAAATCATTTGACCTTCAAACGGTGTTGCAGGTCTGTTAGACGAAGTTGTTACGCCTGGTCGAAGCCCTTGTGTAGTAGCAGAAATAGTCATTGTGGATTCCATTCTTCTGCGGTGTTACCTTCAGCAACCCACGCAAGATACGCAGCCGTGTTCGGGTTGTCATCCGTAAGAGGGAAAGACAACCCACTACCATCTTCTAAGCGTTGAATAATGTGACGTTGGGTTTGACCGTATGATTCAATATCAATAAAATAAAACATTACAGTTCTGCACTCCAACCTAAATAACCTGATGTGCTGTTGTTGACCAAAAGCCGTACTGCAAGACCAGCAGTTCCTGACATTCCTGACAATGTTATTGCGAACACTTGCGCAGTGGCAGTAACCGTTTGTATTCCCAAAGATGTTGATGTGTAACTTGCATTGCTTGTTGAACCAACAAAACCAGATGCAGAATGATAATCAAGAGTATGTGGCACCACTCTCATGACAACCGGCAATACAAAATCAAAGTCGGCGGCAGTGGAAGAACCGAAAGCACCAAACCCACCTAATGATGTGTATGTAGTTGAACCAGTACCAGTTCTACGCTGGTAGTACCGTTGGCACAATGCTAGTTCTACACCGATAGGTCGTTGTTCAAACGGGGTCGCCTGATAATTCGCTTCAAGTTGCGGCTTCCACAAAGTCTGTGTACCGCCAGAAGCCGTGAACTCAACATCAACATTCGCCAACCCATCCAACGTCACAAACAACGGAGAAGCCGCATACGAAGGAGGAGTAGCACCAGTGTTATACACCCTGCCAGTAGCAGTACCAGTCCAAGACAAAATATATGTACCAGCAGAAACATTTTCTCGTTCAATAATCTGCTTGATAGAACCACCAGAGTTGATAGTAACTATCTGACCTTGTGACGCAGAAGTAAAAGTCAAAGTTGTGTTTGTGAAACTAGATTTCCAACGGTCAAAACCGTATGAACCTGAAGCAAGGTTTGATGCCGATGCGTAACCTCGTTGGTTGATACGGAATTCGCCGTTAATCAACAAGTTACGAAACCCCAAGCCAGCAGGCAACAACGCCGACGAACCCAAAGCAAAAGACAAACCCATAACTAGTTGGTCTTATCCCAACCAACAACAGTCACATTCACCTTCGACGCAGTATCAGACAAACCCTGCAAAGTTTCAGTAGTCAACAACACAAGAGCCGTATCCCAAACCATCACATCATTCGCACCAATCGGCAACGAAGACATAATCCTATTAGCAGCAGTAGCCGCCGAACCAATAGCCAAAGTCACAGTACGGTCAACCGTATCCGTATTAGCAATAATGATTTGCTTCACCACAAACGTATGCCCAGTAGTCACCGTAAACAAAGTTGTTGTAGAAGTACCCAACTGTGTAGGCGCACACAACCGTGCTTCCGCTCTGTCACCTGATGCCATATTAAACTCCTATATCCATAAGTATAATTGCTGCCAAAACTTCACTATTCAACGGCTTAGAAACCTTGTAATCCAATGATGTAGAAACAGCAGAACCATCCACACCAACCTTAGCCTGCAACGCCTCAACACCATCGTTCACATTCGCATGCTGGTCAGCGTGAGAAGGACTCGTCAACGCATCCGTAGAAAGCGGATTAGTCAACGCATCAAGAGAAGTAGGAAAACCTGTTGCCACTAAGGGCTACCTTCCTAGTCCAGCGTCAACGTAAGTGACGTGATTTGAAAAGTATCGCCAGCAGTCACAGCCGCCGTAGTAGCCAAAGCACCCGACCACAAAGCATTACCAGCAGTAGACGCATCCCACAAAGACCAATGCGAATAAGTTTCAGTAGTCGAAACGTTAGTCCACTCAATCGTTCCAGAAGTCACAATAGAACCCGACGCAGCAGTAGCCCACGCAGCAACCTTACGAGTCGCCTCAACAGCCGCATTAGAAGTAGCAGCCTCACCAGGGTCACCCAAATGCAGTTTCACATACACCGTAGAAGGCATAGTCCACGCAGTTTTACCTGTCGTGTGTTCCAGAATTTTTAACTCTGCATAATTGGAAATAGACATACAAACCTTTCGACAAAAACATCATACACCAAACAAAAAGTGGGGCGGCACCGAGGTCGAGGGGAACCTGGGCCGCCCCACACTTTGGGGTAACTAACGCAACCTAATTAGGAAGCGTTTGCACCAATGCTTGATGCGCCTTCAATACGACGCAACGAGGCTTCGCGGAAGCGACCGTAGCCACCCAACCAGTACCAACCAATTGGATTGAAACGCATGAGCGAGTCAACTACAGGTCCACGAACAACCTTTGGAACAACACCGTTTCCATCGATTGCTGAGTAAGCCTTCGCCAAAGCCTGACGGCCCATGATCAAAGTGCTGTAAACGTCAATCGTTCCAGTTGTGCTGGTGCCGTTTGATGCGTTGGCATTCAATGGTGCGCGTGGTGTCTCAATGAAACGAACCGACTCAAAAGTGCCGATTTCGCCATTGTAGATACCTGCGGTGTCCACGTTGATGTGAGGTGCATTCCATGCAGCGTTACCGGTTTCCTTGCGGAGATCGTATGAAACGTCTGGGTGAATGTAACCCATGTAGTAGCCGTTGAATGTTGCAACGTTTGCTGAACGCAACGCTGCTGTCTGCTTACGGATGTCGTTTGCAGTCAAAATTGCATCAGCCTTAACTGTTACCGTGCTTGTTGGAACTGCTGCACCACCCGTAGCGTAAGCCACGTTTGTGCCTGCACCCAAAACTGCTTGAACAACAGTGTCAATCGAAAGACCAGCGTTGTAGCCGATCAAGTTTGCTGCTGTTGCATCAACATCCAAGAATGCTGTGCCACGGAGTTTTGCAGTTGTAGCAACAGTGTTGCCGTATTCTGCAAGAGTTACCGTCACGTTTGCATCACCCATGGTTGCAGGGGTAAGGTCAGCAGTTTCGCTGAGTGTTGATGTTGCTGCTGCGAGTTCGTTGAAAATGGTGAAAATCACCGACGAACCAGGCATAGCCTGATTGGTTGCTTGAACATCTGCTGCTTGATCAAACAACAGTTCTGAACGGAGGGCGAAATACGCCAACCTGTCATACGCCGCCTGGTCAATTCCTACTGAGCTTGCTTGTGTAATAGCCACTATGTTTCCTTTGGGGTAGCCCCAAAAGGTAGTGCGCCTACTGGGGAGTGATTAGTATTTTTCTGCTTCTGCTCTTGCCTGAGCCATTAAAGCCATCACTTCTTCTGCGGATTTGGCGTTATTGAAACGCTGCACATAATCCACCGGTGCATCACTTGTCTCGCCCGCACGACTGGCCTGAGCCACCCGATTCCATGCCTGCTGTTCAGCAGCCACTTCTTTTTTCTGTGAAGGTATGAGACTTGCTTCTTCGGCTGCTGCACGGATAGCTTCAGGTGTCAACTCACCGTCGTAGCCTTTAACGAAATATTTGGCTGCTGCTGAATCAGGATCAACTCCTGCTTTAACAAACGCCAACTCGCGTGTGGCTGCTTCGGCTTCTTTAGCTTTCGCCTCAAACGCCTTGACCTGTTGTTCCAATTCACGCATTCTGGCGCGTACTGGATCTTTCCGTGTCGCTTGGTCTTGTGCTTCATCCTCAAACTCGAAGTCTGACTCTGACATGACCCACTCCTTCTGCCCACACTCTGACCGGAGGGTTCAGAATGGCTGCAAATCTCACCCCTTTTAACCATCGAAGACGGGGAACTTCCGATGGGTGTTCTGTTGAACACTCTCAGTATACACACACCCACAGGGCGCATGTCAAGTACCCTACTGGGCTGTACCAACCGAAGTGGTAATCGAACCAGCACTCTCACCTTGTGTACGAACAAACTGGCCGCCACCTTGAAATTCGCCAACACGGGAACGTTTACGACGTTCAAGTTCTAACGCTGCCTGAGTGTTAGTGCCTGCTTGCGAACCTACGATCTGTTCGGCGTTGAGTTCTGTTTCGCCTGCCATCGCTGTAGTGAGTTCGCCAAGTTGACCAACTTTGGTGAAGGTTTCCGCAGAAATATCGGCCACACCACTACGAGCAAGATCTTCAGCAAAACTTTTGGTCAACTGTAGGTTCGCCAACTTTGATGCACTAGCCGCAATCTTGGCTGCATCGGCTTGCTGTTTGATAAGAGTTTCGCCACGAACAGGATCAATAAAATAGGCCGCCAATTGGCCTTGTGAAACACCGTACAGTTCGCTGAATTGGCGTAACACTTCAGGATCAGCACTTGCCACAGCATTATAGCCTTGTGTGATTCGACGTTGAAACTCCGCCGGAGAAACAACACCTTCAATCAATTTTTGTGTATCGTCTATTGAGTCATAAAACCCTGCTGGGAGGCCGTTAACACGTATGACTTCTTTATATTTGTTTTCTAGGTCAATGTATTCACTTGGCAAAAGTTCTGGCAACGGACCGCCAGGGCGGTTTGGGTTTGTGCGAGACTCGTTTGCCTTGAACCGTTCTTTGTAAACCTTTTCGTTTCTGAGCGCATAAACTGCCGCTTCTAAGTTCCCCATGTCAACCAAACCATTTGTATAATTTGTCCACAAAGCATCGGTCAGTCCGCTTAGTCCATATTGTGCAAGTTGTGCATCAATAGCATCCTTTGCATTAGGGTTTGTTGCCATAACTATTTAACCTTTCCAAATGCTTTGGCTATTGCTAAAGCAAGACTGCTTGCATCCTGGTTAGCTTGCTTAGTGTTTTGATAACCAAACTGCGAATCAGATTTCAACTTTGTAACCCAATCCCCTAAACCCATCTGACCAGACTCTTTCGTGCCAAAAGCAGATTGCCACTTAGGGTCTTTAGTGAAATCTATTTGTGACTCATCCAACTCCAAAATATTTGCCGCATACCGCCTGTAATTAGAAAAAATGTCATCCAACGACAAACCAGAATCAATCTGATCCGACAAATGACCGTACGCACCCTTTGCCGCTTTCTGTGCTTTCTGCAAAATAGACTCAGAAGAAACAGCCACACCGTTATACATCCCACCAGTCAAAGCAGCCTGAACCTCAGTATCCGATACCGCATACCCGTACGCACGGGCGGACTGGCGGATCGCATCAGCATCAGCACCCTGCAACACGTTGGCCACCATCTTCGTATCTGTCGCTGTAGGGGCAGCAGCAGCACGACGGAACGCATACTGGTACACAGCCTGTTTCAGTCCTGTGCCAGTTAAACCTGATCGAGCAACCGTCTTTGACAGGTCGGCCAGATCGGTTTCAGACAAACCAACATCCGCATAGTCTGTGATGATTGCTCTGCGAGCAGTGGCCACTAGGTCGTCTTGTAGACCCTTACGTTGAGTATCAAACGAATACTGTTTGTCGGTAATATCAGTAAAGTATTTGGTGTTTCTAAGTAACGCTTTTAATTCTTCATCGGAGTATTCAATGGTTCCTTGGGCAACAGTGTTTAGAATGTCAATAAAGTCTTGACCAAAATGTTCTGTAACGGCTGATGTGGTCCAATCCGAATATGCCGGATAGTCTTGGCGGAATATTTCCATCCATGCCATGTCGTCGGCTGGTTTAGCGGTTTGCTGATATTCGGTTCGCAGCAGTTTACGGTTTGCTGGTGTGTCTTTAAGTTTGCGTGCAACTATTTGTGCGTTAACAAATGTCTTTTGATCTGCCGCCAAATTTTTGACATTGGTAGTTCCACCTGCCCCTGGAGTTGGTTCATCCTTGGTCGTTGATGCGGGGAGTTTCCGACCCGTAGCAAGAGCAACCGATTCGGCTTCAGTCAGTACACGACCGCCAACGTTGCCGCCACTAGTTGCCGCCACAACCGTTTCTGAAGCAGGAGTTGCAGCCGCAGGAGTTACCAAACCAAAACCACCACCCTGAATTGGGGCAATAATGCGGTTAACTTTAATAGACTTCGCATCTGCCTGACCGTATAACTTGTTTAATTCCAAATATGCGGTATCGCGCAAACCTTTTTTATTTTGATTGTTAGGATCATCAGAAAAATCTTTTGCTCTATCAATTGCTTTTTGTTCAGCAATACCAATAATACGTTTTGCTTCTTCGTCAGCGTTTTGTTTAAGTTTTAATTCACGCCCAAGTTTACTTTCTTTGTCTTTTGCTTTTCCATACAAATCATCCAACAAGTTGTATTGTTTTTTGGCGGCCTCATATTGTTTTTGTACGGCCGCATACTCTGCGTCACTTAAACCTTCTTGACCCAACGCTTTTTTAAGGTCATCGCGCACCTGCTTTGCGGCACTACGGAGAGGGCCAATTTCCGTTGTTGTATTTGGTTCAGAAACTTCACGTGGTGCCATATCAGCCTCCCAATAAATTCATAGCAATATCAATCCCACGACGGAATCGAACAGATTTCTCACGGTCGGGATCAGCAGCAGAAACCTGCTGTGCGGCAGCCACCTGCATCGCAGGAGCATCAGGACCCTTCGTACGCTCAGTTTGCTGAATGGCAGCAATCGCCTTGTCAACATCTTCTTTAGACATTGTGCGACCCAACTTTTCCAACGAAGCCTGACGCAAATACTCGGTAATATCTTCCGGTGCAGAAACACGATACTTAGACCCACCACTCGCACCTTGGACCATTGGCATTGAGGACACTTTAGCCAACAAGGGTTTCCACGTATAGCCTTCGCTGTTGGCGTAGTTCAAAAACTCTTTGAATGCTGTTCTGTCAGCAGACATCGTTCCTGTTCTGGATGGTTTAGACGAACCATAAAAACCTCTCGAATATAGCAACGATTGAACTGTTGCCCGCGTTGCGTCATCCATCGCATACAGTTCACCTTCAACATCTTTGTTTGGATCGTACGGTTTACGGGCAATCAGCCCTCTGTCGTCGACAAGGTACGCCCCCTTATACAACGAGCCGGCGCGAGGGTCGCCTGGTGAACCAGTTTTTCTAAACTGTTTTTTAAGTGTCGCCTTTTCGGTTTCAACAATATTTTCACCAAAACCGTAAACAGGGCGGTAACGCAATTCGTAATCGGTTTGGACAGGAGTGGAAAAAGTGAAACCAGTATCGTATCCAGCGTTAGGATCAACTGTTTCAACTGGCGTGTTTGGCATAACTATTCAACTTCCGATGCTAATAGACGATCATAAATACGAGCAAAATTAGGCTCACGCTGAGATAATGCTAAACCAATACTAGCCAACTGATCCCGCAACCCTTCCGCAGATTTTGCAGAACGGAAACCTTGCTCAGAAACACCCGAAGCAGCAATAGCCTGTTCACGTGCCAGCAAATACTGTTTAATAGACTCAACAGTACCATCAGGTTGAACACGCTTATCAAACACCAGTTCTTTCAAATCAATAATGTCGTTGTAATACTTACCAACCTGGAACTCTGCGACAGCGGGGAACCCAGGATACTTCTTAGACAAATATGTTCGATACTGTTTCAACATGTCCTTGGCATTAGCGTCAGGATATGGCCCAACCATTTCGCGGGCATGACGGAAATTTGCTGAACCAATACGGATTTGAGCCAACTCAATAATTTGGTTGTCTGTCAACTTGACTCGTTCGCCGGCTCGAAGTTGGCGGTCATATACAGCAAAATTGAACTCGGAACCAGTCGGTGCTAGGTATCGTGCCACTTCTGGATATACGGCAATAATGTCTTTGTTTTTTGATTCCCATTCACGGAACTCTGACGTTGCTTCTAGGCCTTCAACAGTTGATCGGCTTTTTGACGCAACATACAGTGCCACTTCATCACCGTATTTAGCCAAAAACTGTGGCAACGCTTTGTCGTATCCAATAGCAGGATCAGCCTGCATGTCATAAAACTCTTTAATCAACGCCGACACAAATTGGTCGCCGCCTTTAGTTTCAATTTTGAACTCTGTTGTTCCTGCTGTTGGACCGGTAAATTGCGAGATTGCTCGAAACGCAGTCAAAATCCGTGCCTTGAATTTTGCGTCTTTTTGTAGTTGCAAAATGTCGTCTTTGCTAGACATGTCGTAATCGCCCGTAGCGGATAAGGCTCTCATCGTTTCAATATAAGTATTGGCGTAGATCCCTGTCAGGTCATCTTCGTTTGCTGTGAACGCAGCAGCAAGTTTTGTGGCATACGGTGGAAGTGGTGCTACCGCCCCAATGCCTTTGCGACCATACGGCAACAACAGTCCAACAATGAAATCTGTTTCTGGGACATCAGGGATTAGTTTAGACGCAGCAATTTGTGCCATTGGACCCAACGCAGGGAACGACTGAATACCTTGCGATAAACGAGCCACAGGTGCCTCTAAGGTGGCATCCAAACCTGTCAACGCTTTAGCCAAAGTTCCTGATCCTGGGAACGTAAACATGGTTTGGCCGGTGGTTGGGTCTTTGTAGAAGAAACCTCGACCATCGTTGTCTGGGTCAGCGTTTCCAACACCTTTGTAAACTCGTTGAAAATTTCTTGCTGCACCAATTGGGTCTGATTTTAGGAAACCTGCGTATGTTCCGACAACTTCTTTCCACGCTGGCGCAAACGGCATAATAATCCGTAATGCGTCTTGCAAGTTGCTTCGTTCCGAGGCATCGTACAAAAGTTCTTTCATCTTGGTAACTGCTTGAACTTTGGCAAATTCGTCTAATTCGTTAATAGTTACATCGCCGGCAGTTTTGGTTGATGCTCGCATACGGGCAATAATTTCTTTGTCGCCAACATATTTTTCTGGGGTCATGCCAGCGTCTTTTGCTGATTTTTCTACTTTCAACAAAAACTTTTGTGCTTCGGCAGGATCAAGACGATCAACCAAAGCGTTGACTTCTTGGTAATAGTATTCACGAAACACTGGTGATCGTTCAAGTTTGCGTGTGACCGTACCGTAAATGTGGCTGAAAAACCATTCAGTGCTGGTGTCCATAGAATCTTGGAAAGATTTGATTTTCCCCGAATCTTTTGGATCAAACTGGGATACTTCGCGCTTCAATGTTTGAGGCAATCCACGTTTGGTGGTTTCATCATAAACTGGCGTGTTGCCAATTATTCGACGTGCTGCTTGTGTGCCTTCGCCGTTGCCAAAAGCATCACCATTTTCAACTGGTTGCACTATCGCAATAGCATCATCTCCGTAACCTGTTGCCTCAACAACGCCACCAGTGTACGGATCAATAACCATTTCTCTTGAAACAGAATCCTTAAAACTTGTTACAACACCAACTTCGTTGTCGGAAATTTCTACGATTGAACCAACTCGTAATATTCCGCCTTCTGCGTCAACCAAGGTTCCCGCTTCTGTTTCAAACGACGGAACAATTTTTTTCCCAATGGTTTTTGGCACACGATTAAACGAATACATAAACTGGACTTCGTAAACTCCACCAGTAAATGTTTGTGCATTTTCAACAGAAATTCTTTGGGCATATTGCCATAATGCTGCAACCATTTCATCTTCTGGCAACGCGGCTAAATCAATAGCACCAGTCATGCTTCGTAGCCCTGTGCGGGCATTTGTCACTTGGAAGCCTTTGAGGTGCATCGCAAAAACATCTTCTTTGAGTTTTGGATTACTTCTGATCAAATTGACAATTCGACTTGCCGCAGCATCGCGTGATGCTTGCGACACCCCACCAAACTCGACAAAGGTTTGTGCCGCCATTCGACGGAAAGGATCATTAAATGTTCTGTACCCATTTTGCGCTACAGCGTCAGTGTGGCGGGCAACACCACCAGCATCGCCTCTGGACACGTTTTCAAAGTGACCTGTTTTGGTCATGGTGTCGTCAATGTCCATCGCACCAAGACCTTGTTTGTCTAAACCAAAACCCAATTCTTTTGCCAAATCTTGTAGACCTTCATCCAGCAAACCTTCGTTGGTGAGCATCATTTCGTCTTGTTTTCCTACAAGTTTGGCTAGTTTTGCTTCCTGTTTTGCTGTTCGATTTGTGATTCCTCTTAGTTCGTCAATTTGGGTTCCAAGTTTGCTAATCGTTTCTTGGCTTGCTGTTGTGCCAAGCGCGGCTAGGTTTTCAAATTTTAGACTCATCTTTTTTGATGTGCCAGTAACAAGACCAATGTATTGCATTGGGTGCGTAATCAAACTTGGCAATTCACTGAATGCCATACGAACCTGTGCGTCAAGAGAGTTACGTACAACATATCCACCTGTTGCCAAAGCCAAAGGTTTCCACAACTGGTTTTGCACATAGTCAATTGCGTTTATGGCACCACGTTGTTCTGGGGTGATAACTTTTTTTAATTCTTTAACTTTCAACGAGTTTTGCTTAGATAGCAGTTCTTCTATCTTGTTAAACATCTCTTCTGTTTTGTTTGGTGCTTTACGCAACTGGATCAATTCTCTGCTTAAACGATCAAATTCTGCTTGATCCGTAATAGTGGTGACAAGTCTTTTCCCGCGTTTTGCCGCCAACGGAATCTTGCCGACAACATCCTGTTGGCCTAATACGTCGCGGAACAGTTTGTTTCTTGTGATACGTCGAACATCACGCAAATCCGGCAACACCTGAACACGATCCAACATTTCCACTAATTCAGTTGGTGAAGTAAACGCCATTTGGTCGCCATTTCGATAACCCAACTCGGACAACATCAATTCAAGTTGTTGTTCTGGGATGAAACCACGGTCTTTGTTCATTAACCATGTGTGATATCCGTTGTCTGTTGCCTGCCCTGCCCTGTTCTGAAGATAGATGCGGGCTTTTTCTATGCCGCTTCGTGACCTGGTGAACAATTCGTTTATCACTTCGTCGGTCACTCCGTCTTGTTTCATTACGGATTTTAGTGTGCCTTCAAAAACTTCCATTGTTGACTTGCGGGCAGCATCAGACCCAGACGGAACAAATGATCGCATCGCCATGTTTGCTATTTCGTCAACTTTGTCAGCGTCTACGCCGGCTGTGCGCAAATATGAAACAATTGTTTTTACTGCTTTACGGTTGTCGTTGGTGTCACCGTTAACAACAACCAAACCTTTTGCCATAGTAGTGAAATATCGCGACTTGCGAATACCGTCAATCATTGGCATGCGTTCGTGCATGATGTCACCTATAGCGGTTCCCATAACCGTACGTGAACCTAACAAAGTTTTTTGAATATCGCGAATATCTTGTGGTAATGCCTGATCCGAAATACCCCAACCAGTAGCAAGGATTGCTCGTACCACTTCGGGATCGTTTGCGTCAGCCAAAGCGTTCACAACCTCGTTGGGAAGTTTGTGGTCAAAGATGTCTTCTGCTATTCGGGCAGCACTTTTTTCTCCAGTAAGGCGATCAATCAGTGTTACAAAACGGCGATTGGTCCGAGAAAACGTGTCGTATGCTGTTCCGTCTAAACCGTATTCGGCAAGACCTTTAGTTAAACCAATTCCAGAAGCAAGTTCTTCGCGTAATGCTGTCAAAGCAGCAACAGATAAACGTGGAACTTTGCTCGGACCAGCAGTTGCCAATTTGACACCTTTGGTGATCGGACCTGTTGGATCGGCTTTGATCATCACCGCCGCATCCAACACACCGGACATCACGTTGTACCAAAACGATTTGGGTTTGAATACCAGATTTGCTGCACCACGGCCAACAGTCCACGCCGAACCGTTCACTGTCCCACGGTAGCGACGCGCACGTTCGGCTTGTTTTTCCATGAGTTTGTCGCCAGCAAAAAATCCTTCACCTTGTAATTCTGGGTTTGCCAACATAGAACCCAATGTTGTAGAAATGATTGCTCCGTTGACATCTGTATTTTTGTCAAAAAATTGAGCAACACCACCTTGCACAAATTCGGGAATGAAATTTAATCCAGCAAACGTATACCGCGTTGTTGCTTTAATTTTATCGTACACGTTGCGTTGAATCCAATTGCCTCCAGGTTCGTTTGATCCTTGTCCGTCAACAATTTGTTTTGCTTTCATAGTTGCCACAGCATCTATGGCTTGGGTTGTGGCGTTTCCTTTAGCCAACGATGTTACTTCGCTTGGGGAAAGCCATCCTGCACGGGTTTTGATTTCGCTAAGTTTTTGCAGTTGTTGTGGTGTCATCGCCGCAGGAGCGGGTGCGATTGTAGGTTTGTTTGTTTCGTTAAGAATGTTTATTGCGGGAATCTGTTGACCAAGTTTCACTGAACATCGTTCCCATACGCATCCAATAAATCAAGCAAATCGTCTGACGCATACATTTTGGCAATCGAACGAAGTTCATCCATTGCCATCATGTTTGAAGAACGTGGGATGGGGATACCAGCGGCCAAAGAATTTGGTCCAGGGCCAAAATCTGCTCCTGCTGTAATCGGTTCATTCGGGCTTTCGGTTGGGCGTGTAAGCGAACCCAGTTCTCCTGGCATTGGGCGTTGTATCGGTGGTGCAGCATTGGTTGGCGATGGTCCCATTGGTACAGCCCGTTGCGCGTCAGCCAACGCTTTGATGCCACCGTATTGTGGTGTCATCGCAGATGAGTTCAAATCAGTTCGTTGAGCGTATGCAGCCATTATCTACCCCCTAGTTGTGCTAACAATCCTTCTATGCCACCTGGTCCTGCTGGTGGTGCGGCAGGTTGTTGCGCACCCATTCCTGGCATCGCTAGTCCTGGCATTGTTTCTGGTGCGCCTGCTGGTGCTTGTGCTGCTTGACGGTCTTTGGCTCTTTGGTCTGTCCGTTTAACAGCGTCGAATAGGGGTACGTCTTGTTCGACGACGAGTTTGGTGAGGTATGCCAAATCTTCTGGCTGATACGGGCCTTCAGGATTCGCAGCCTGCTGTTGTATGGATGATAGTAGGGCAGATTCCACTCCTTCTGCGATGATGCGGTCATGTTCTAGGTCAGGGTCGGATATGAGTGGGTCCGCTTCACGCGCTGATTCTTTACTCATTAAGCCCGTTCCGAGCCGCTGACCTAAACCTACGATCAAACTGTTTACATCTGATCCTGCTGCCGAGTATGCGACATAGTGGAAATCGGTTTGCCAAATCTTGTTTGGCTGATATGTTTCCATGCCAACAGTTTGTTTAGATGACATATAAAAAGTTTTTGTTTGATTACCCCAATACGCTTTTTCGATTGCAATAGCGATCTTGTCTTCTGCGAACAGTGATTGTTCAAAGGTTGCTTGTGCTTCTTGAACACGGAAATCTACGGTTGCTGATAGGACTGATTCGCCGCGACGACCTGTGCGAATGTTTGATCCTGATTCGCCACCAAACTCGGCAGGGATTGCACCCTCTAACCGTTCTTGACGCTCCAATCGATCTAATGCGGTATCGGTCTTATAGCCTGGGTTAAGTTGCAACTGTTGAATGTCGCCACCTTTGACAATACCCAACTGTCCTTGTTTGCCGTTGGCTACTTGCATGATTTCAGGGTTTTCGCCTGGTCGTGCAATCAGATATTCTTCAGGGAAAATGCCTCGCTCGATAGCGATTTCGGTTAATGCTTGTAGTCGGGCGCGTGTGTAGTACATGCCCATCACACCGTCAAACTGGCCGCGAGGCTTGTCTAGGGTAATGCGGTTTGCTACAACAGCCAATGGCATGTTGGTGCGGTTGGGAATGTACTCAATGGTGAGTGCTTCAATACCGGCACGTTCTGATGCGTTTAGGGTTGGGTTGTCTTCTGCACCAAGAACAACCAAATGGATGCACTCTGGTGACACATATTCGAGCATTGTGTATTTGGTTGAGCCATCAACTTTGCCCATACGTAATTTACCAATAACTAAATCACCATAATTTTGTAACAGGTAGGCGGCTGTGGCTTTGTAAGTAAAGATGCAGTTATCTGGAACTGGGTTGTCTGGGTCATCAGTGAATGCAGGATAGGTGTCTAGTGGGTTGCGTACAGTCCACACTGGCATCAAAGTTTTGAAGTCAGGTTTAAGTACAACCGCAGACTGTGAGTAGCCAAGAAGGTGACGTGCGCGGCGACGCATTTTCATTTGCATACGGTTGTGATCCCAAATTGACATCATCGCCCGTTTACGCATTTTGGCTGTGGACTTTGAACGGTCTGAGCCTTCTTTAACTGGCGGGAAGTATGGGGTTGGCATTGTTGATGCGACACGCATCGACATTTGATCCAAGCCCTGCACTAAAAGGTTTGCTACAGATGCTTTAGCATTCTTATCTAGTTCGTTTAGTGGAACGATCACATCACCGTTAGCGAGGTCGCGTACACGGCGCATTTGTTCCTGCAAAGGACCCTGCGCTCTGCGCCTCTGCTCATAGAGAGCAACGATTTCTTCAGTGGTAAGCAATTAATTATTTACCTTGGTTGCGAAGACCGCCACCACGACCCATAAGTTCACGCATAGCGGCACTAGCACTTCCGCTTTCGGTGTATGTCATTCCACCACGACCAGCACCAGCACCATTGGCATCTTTTTTTCCGCTTAATGATTCGCGCCATTGACCTTTATCCATATAACGCATTGTGTACTGACCTTTTCCTGGTGGTCCTTGAATTGGGTCTGGTGCATCTACTTTTGGTTTAGGGGTATCTGATGTTTTTTTCTGCACTTTTGCCATGACAACTCCTAGATAGGTATTTAGATTAAAGATACCATACTAAATCCAAGAAGGTCGCCACTGTTTTGGTGGGGCAACACCCTGTCGAAGTTTCGGTGCATGTAATTCAGCAAACCAGTGTGCCATCACAAGGTCAGTACCCGCTTTTTTGTCTCTAGTCCACGAAGACATCTCCTCAATGAACGCCAAAGTCTTCCAGTTCTCACGCATAGTCGGCAAACGCACCTGACCAGAACGCCACAAGTTGGGTAGCAACGCTTCCACACCCAAGTTTTCATCCAACTTGTTGCGACTAGTGGTGTGAGGTATCACGTTTACGGTGTGTAGTGCCTGCCATTTGCGAACAAAGTCGTGTGCCAACAAGAATCGTTGTGCTGCGTTCACTTCCACAATCCAATGCGAAATCGGATATCCGTATTCAAACGACCTGTTCTGCCAATCTTCCATGATCCCTGAATATGTGCGCCCTGAAATGTCGTATCCGAGTAGTCCTTCGGCAGTAAGTTTTACGCGCTCACAATCAATCAAGAATCGCAGGTTTGTTTCAGGTTGATATATCCACCATTGAATAGCCCAAAACATTGTTGGTGACGGATCAACCGAAGCAATCGAAATAAGTGGTGGTTGCAAATTTTGTGGGATATGTCCTGGTCGACGATCATTGTCAATACACCCTGGATACATCACACCATCAGCACCCACACCACCAGTCGCCCACACCCGTTCAATCAGATAGTTGCCTTCAGCCTGATCTTCTTGCTGATACACCACAGCAAACTTCGCAGGATTAGAATGCTTCACATACGACAAGTCTTTCCACGACAAACGATACGGGTCTAGCAACGGTCCAACAGGCCATGCGGCTGCTGTGTTGCGTTTAGAAAGTTTACCTGTGTCTAGTTCTTCGTAATACGCTTTGTAGATGAGGTGGTGGTACTTGTGTTTTTTGAGGGGTTCTTTTTCTTCGGAGATGTCCGTGGTGTCTGACCCGTCGTAGTTGTCTTCAAAATCTTCGTACGTGATTTTGGCGAGACAGTGGGCGTAGAGGTCAAGAGGTCCGAGTCTTTGTCCGACAACTGCGAGAAGGCCGCCTGGGTCGACGCGAGCTTCTGCCATGGAGTCCCATCGTTCAATAAGTTTATCTCTTGCCGCACTTTCCTTAGCATTTTCTGGACTCGCAACGTCGTCAAATAAGCAGAGATCCGCACGGTGGCCAATGAACTCAGACTCGATACCATAAGCACTAACAGTAGGTTCTTTGTTGTCCAGTCCACCCATGTCCTCCTGTTCGACAATAAATTCTTCGGCTCTCCACAGACTACCACTAGTTGATGGCTTAAACCTACCGAAGTCTATGGCAAGACATGCTTCGGCTTTGATCGCCAACCCTTTGTCTATCAGAATCGGGTCAGGGTCTAAAGGAAACTGGCGTTCCAAAGTTTCACGAATACGACGCGAATACATTTTTGCTAATGCTTGTGACACGGATCCGATCATCACACGAATCTTGCGGTTCTTGACAATCTGCCACACAGCCACATCATGGAACAACGTGGATTTGCCTGCACCTGGAGGACAGTTCAACACCACAAACTCTTTATCATCATTCAACAGCCATGCTTCGATCTGATATGCGGCATCAACCTGCCACGGTGACGGCACACGACCCAAATAGCGTCTACGGAAATAATCAAAATCTGTTAACGCCCGTTGCGCTTCAGGTTTCAAACGGTCATACGGGATAACCGGTGGCAAATCGGACACATCCATAACCTTTTGCCATGCGTCAGCCTGAACACCACCTTCTTTTTTGCGTACTTTAGCCCCATCAAGGTTCGCTAACTCTAACTCTGCTTTAACTTTACGTTTCTTGGAGTCCCATTTTTGTGCAGTGTTAATATGCACACCAGCAATTTTTGCTGCATCTTTGATTGACATACCTGATGCACGGGCCTGCCAAAAACGGGCTACATCTTGTGGCGGTATTTGTCGTCGCCCTGAACGTCCAGCAGTCATTGTGGTGCTATCATACACCTGTTGGTGGGTGTGTCCGTTGAGATAGTTTCGTCGGGTTACTAACTCCGGTTCTCCCCTCGCCCACCAACATTAAAAACATCTGCTACACTCAACATTCACACTCGTCGGGATGACGACAAACCATTACTCCACGGTCGTACCCTCGTTGCACAGGGCGGGACAATCATCCACGGAAACGTGGTTCGATGATCTAATTTATAGATCAAGCAGCGTGATGAACGTCAACTCATCAAAATAAAGGTGTCGGCTAAAAGAACTTGGCTACGGCGACCTGCTCCCAGGAGCGAACCGTGGGGGGAGCAAACACCACAATCTTTAGCCAACATCACCCCAAGAGATACACATTTATGTATATATCTCCCAACACGATACAAACCCCAAACCACACACAGTGGTCAACCACTCACAGTGACCACAAAACCAAACGTCGACACAACGGGTAATAGATATATAGAGGGGGCGGGTGCTAAGGCATAGCCCCAGTTGATCTATTTTGCTGGGGGTTTGGGCTGGTGGTTGCTGATTGTTTCTGGCCGGCACGTTTCTAGATAGTTTGGCCGGTCGAATAGGTGGGGGCTACCCAATACGGCGCGGCAAGTGGCCTGCTAGGTGGCAAGTAGTAAGCATTTGCGGCGATCGCCTAGACGTAGTTGCTTGTGTGGTTGTTGTTGGTTGGCCGGTGTTGTGGGTAGCTGTGTTGTTGGCGGGCTTGTGTGTGTGGGGGCAGCAAATAGCCCCGCTGTTTAGGCGGGGCTATTGTGGCCGGTGTTCCGGCGTGGGGGTTGGGGGGTTATTTGTTTTGCAGCTTGGTTGGCATTATGAGTAACTCAGTGGTGCTGTTTGGTGCGCTGATTGTGTAGATGACTGGTTTGGTGGGTGTGCTGTAGTTGGTGAGTGTTGCGGGTTGGTCGCTGCCGGCGGCTTGTTTGGTGGTTTTGGCTAGGCGTTCGAGTTGCCAGGCTGCCAAGCTGAACGGCTCAAACGTGTCTGGTGTTGTGGTTTGTGCTGTTGTCCAGATTGTTTCGGTGTTTGGTGTTTCGTGTTGTGGGTTGTTGCCGGTGTGGGTTTGGCCTGCGCTCGTTGTGAGTGTCCACGTTTCCGGTGTGGCGGTGAGTGTGGCGGTTACGTTGTCGGCACGTTTTCCGGCGAGTTTGGCGGCTGCTGTGAGTGCTTTTGATACTTCGCTGGCTGGCAGTGTGAACCTGTCCGGCGTTGTTGTGATCTGTTCGCCGGTGGTGTGTTTTACTGCTGCGTAACTATCGCAACACTCGAACACTTGGCCGGTGATCGTGGCCAGTTGTAAAGCCTGTTTCTCAGTGCTGGCGTACGGTGTGACTATTGCGAACACTTGCGCGAGGTCTTTTAGTGTGCCGGTGATTTGTCCTATTTGGGTTTTTTGGTCGTTGCTCATTTTGCTGTTTTCCTTGTTTGTTGGGTTGTTTTTCGTGCGCTGTTGCGCTCGATCTTTGCCCGCTGGCGGGCGATTAGTTCGGGTTGCGTGTATTTGGTGCGGGGTTTGCGGTGGCTCATCAGTTCGCCAATTAGTGCGCCGGCGATAAACGGTGACGCCATAACTAGCGCGGTGAGCGGGATTGTTTGTAGTTCGGTCATTGTGCTATCTCGTCTAGATAGTTGGATAGTTCAGTGTAGCTGTTGCGGATTGTGGCTTGGTCGTGTCCGTCGTACGTTGTTACCGCGACTATGTGTCCGTCGTTGCTGTCGCGGGTGATCTCACAATGCGGGCCGCCACAAGTGCGCAAGATTTCCACGCGGGTATTGTTGCGGTCGTCGGTGCGCAAAATTTTAAGTTCTAGCACTGTTTCGCTTAGATACTGGTTTGCGATGTCGTAGGCGTCGAGTTCGATGTCTGCGCCTAATTCGTTTACTGCTTCGGCGTATGCTGCGGCGGTTTCGTCGTCTAGATCGTGGCCGGCGGTAAGTATGAAGTCTAGCGCGTCTAATTCTCTGACAATATTCCGGCAATAGTTGCGGGCTGTGTTTGTTGTTGTGTTCATTGTTTGTAGCTCTCCCAAGCTGTACGCCCGTTTGTTTTTCGTGCGCTATATGATTAGATCATATTTTGGGCGCGTTGTCAAGGATTATGTTTATTTATTTTTGGCGGGGTGCGCGGGTTCTGGTGCGAAGCTGTCAAGTGTGGCGGTGAACGTTTCCTAGATCATTTTGCCAAGTGTGGCGGTGTTTTGCCGGCTGATCGAATGGCGGGCGTTGCGCGTTCGTGCGCGGTGTAGTCGGTTGTGGTGCCGGTAGCGGTAGTGGTGCCAACTTGGGAGTGTGACCCCACTACCGTTACTTGTTAGCGGCGTTATTGTTTGTGTCGGTAGTAAAGGTGGATGAATGGGTAGATCGAGATGAGCATTGTTGCCCACCATAGACGGCCGGCGTTGGCACCTACTGTCACGGCACATATAGCTACGGTCACAATAATAGTGGTGGTGGTAGCGCGGAATATGATGCTGTCGGTCATTGTGTCGGGCAGTCGGAATATGGGTTTTCGTTACCTTCGTTGTCTTCGCATAAACAAAAATTGAATATCGCTACTTGTCGTTCGTGGGTGAGGTCAAGTAGTTCGGACTGATGATATGACCGTTGTGACGGGTCAGTTAGACAGTCGGTACATAGTTTGCCGGCTAGGTGCGGACAAAATCCCCATTGTGCTACAAATTGTTTTGTTGTAGGTTGTGGTGCGCCAAATATCTCATCGGTGAATTGTTGTAATGCGCGTAAGTTCATTGTGCTGTCTCCGTTTCGTGTTGTTGAGTGTGATATTCCAAGTCATCGGTTTCCCAATAGACGTAGATCATTCCGCAAATAGCGCATTGGGCGCAAGGCGTACCTGCTAGTTGTGATAGGTAGTAATGCCAGGCGGGTATTGTGTTGGTGGCCATTAGTCCCCCCACCATTTTGTCGGGTGAATATCGCCGTCAATCGTGAACCGGCGCGGCTCAGACCATTCGAGATGATCCAGTACTGCTTGTTCACTAGTCAAGTTTTCAATCTCCGCGTAACCTGATCGTGCTAATTCGCGGCATAGATCACGAAATTGTTGGGTAAACGTTTCGAGAGTTTCGTTCTCTACGTCTATTGAGCAACCGTCGTCGTCTTTAGTGAACAACGAAATATTCATACAATTTTCGTGGCTGTAATGGTGGCCGTGATCGTTGCGGGTGAATATAGCTGTATCTGCGCCGTGCCATTCCACGTTAGGTGCATTGTCACTGTAAAGTGCGCCATAAATAGCTACCCCGTCACCTTGACAGTGTGATAATGACCATTCAATAGTAAGGCCAATACGCTTAGTCAATTCTTTTGTGCTGATCTCGCCGTCGTATTCGCCAGTGAGAGCGGAATATAGTTCGCCGTTCAGATGATCGGTGATCTGGCTGCTATCAATGTTGTCGTACAACGCCATACGCATTTTTTCTAACGCTTTTTCACGTGCCGTATCAGACAATTCGCCCAATAAAAACACGGTTTCTGTAACCGTTACTTGTTTCATACACTCTCCCAAGTGATCCCCCGTCAAGCGGGGCTAACAAGAGTATTACCTATCGCCGGCACAATGTCAAGGATTGTTTTGGATATTTTTTTTCCAGACAGACAACAAGTGTTCGATCTGGTCGTCAGTCCAGTCGGCCAACGGATTATCGCCGGCACGGTACGGATCGGTGATGTCAAATAGTGACGGTTGATCGTTCATACGCGCCGCCAAACACGGACAGGCCGAGCGTGACACGCTACACGCGCCGAAGGTTGGTAAGTATCGGTAGGGCAAATCAGTCCGTCGGCGGCAGCTTGTCGGAGTACCGCGCCTATCGCACGGGGTTCGTGTGGTGTCGGTAGTGCTGCGTTTTCTAATGCCTGCCAAATTGTGTCGGTAGTGAAGGTGTCGGTAGTGGTAGCGATTTGTACGATCACGTTGTAGCAGGCCGTGAGCCATGTTTGGTCAGCGTTGTTGGTAACGGTAGCGATTGCCTGGTTTTTGGCTTCGGTAGCGGCGATGATGTCTAGTAGGTTCATTTGTCCTCCATTGGTGTTGGTCGGTGTTTGTTTTCGCATACGGGTGGTTCAACAAGTTTAATGTAGGTAATTATTTCTTGTTTGCATTGTGGGCAGTGCCAGGTTTGTTTGTTCATCAGATTGCCAAGATATGTTT